TGTTTTTCTCATCAGACATCCACTCAACGGCGTCCTCTGTGTTAATAAGATTAAAGACTGAAAAAGGAATTTCTAAACACTGGGCTACTACTTCTGTCTGTTTAATTAAGGCGTCAAGGCGTTTGAGCTGGTCAACAACTGATACATAAGTATAGGCCTGGATCACTTCATCAGCAGTTAGTTTATGCTCGGGGGAATACCATTCCTCTAAGTTTGGTGTTCCAGCTGGTAAGGTGATGTTTCCAAATAGACCTGTGATCTGAGGTGGTAATAAGTTAAGTATAGAATTAAAACCGAATGACTCCTTGTCAGTCAGAGCAGCAAACCAGCAACTGAGTGTATCTCCAGTATTAGGCATTGAGCGTTTAAGTAGCTCAGATTGGAACTGTGGTAAGAGGCGGCCGTTCATAGTTGTTTTGATAAGTAGTTTGGCTGGTATAGTAGAATACTCGACCCCGTCGATAACAAGACGTTTGCAGAACTCTGCAGCTGGTGTGCGAGTGGTATGGTGAAGTACTGACTTAGTCTCATTGATAGTTAAACCATAATAAGTCATTATCTTCTTATAAGCAGTTGATACCGCCTCCGAGTTGATAACAATATCATCACCACAAATAACATAATTCTTGAAGTTCTGTATATTTGCTAACTTAGCAGCTGCTTGGACTATTATGTGATGTGATAATGCTAACATAGCCCAGTTAGACTTAGAGCCCATTGGAAGACCGCAACCATAAAACACTCTGCCTGTTTCTGTTTGATAAGGGCGTTGAGAAAGTAGGTTTGTCCAGTTAACAGCTAGAGAGCTATTGTCTAGTATCGTACCTAGGATAACAAGTTGTAACTCAGAAGGGAGACGGTCTGTTGCAGCAGTAAGGTCAAAAGAATTTAATTCAGATGTTTTGGAAGCAGACCATTTTCTGACTTGTTCAAAGCCTGCGTCCTGATCATGAGTACAATCCATAGATAATGTTTTAAGGAAATGGAATATGGTATTGTGGAGTGGGGTCATGATAAGTTGTGTCCAGTAATCAACAATAGCGACATGGCGGGTCTTACCTCCTCACTCTGCGAATGTGTGGATCTTACCTAAGTTAACAACTGCTGACAGCACCATATCGTGCCCTTTAACTTGGATAGTATTAACAAAATCAGCATAGAATCTCTGCAGACCACTCGCTTTCAATAGTTCCCTGAAAAACTTAAATACCTCATAGGACTGTAGTATAGCTACTCCATCTGAGTAAGCCGTCCATCCTGACTTCCCATTCGGGCCGGCTGAACTCGGGATAAAGTGCTTAAGGTTGCGGCATTCATCACGGTACATATCTCTGAAATTAGACTCGGAGATGTCTAGTGCTTTAAGAAAATCCTTAAGATCGGTAAAAGCAGGTCCAACTGCAGGGACGAAGTTCCAAACTGTTTGTTTCTTCTTGGCACTAGTTGATGCTTTCCATTGTGCAAGATCCCTGTGGAACGGGGAATCACCAGGCTCTGAAATACTTGAAAAATCGTAAACAGGTTTTGTGACAATAAGACGGTGGCAAGATAGCAGAGCCAAGGCAATACGGTCGTAGGCTAGTAATGCAATAGAATCCTTACCGTTCTTAACAGATGGTCGCAACTGGACTAATGATTCAAGAAGAGAGGTTAGTACACTATAACCGAACATATCTG